CAACAACTATACACAAAACTACACAAACCAAGAAATCGCAACGAAACTTCGCTTTCGCACAAATTTTCGAACGCACGTTTGATTTTCATCCTACACACGCAACAAAGATGGATTGCATTCAGTTTGGATCACTGAACGCGGGAATGATCAAGTTTAACGGGGTCTGGAACGCAGCTATACTGAGCAAGCAACAGCTTGATAATTTACATTACAAGCAGTTGGCTCTTAGGTATAACTGTTGGGCGGAGAAAGAGATTGCACGAAATGATGCAAGCAAGGCTTTCAAAGATTTTGATGCAGCGCATACTCAAGGTACTGCATTTGCACCAATGGCTGTCAAACTAGCTACGAAACAAGTTGAACACCAGGTGCAAGCGGTAAAGCCAATCAAGAAAATTTGGCGTGTGAAAAGAGTTGACATAGAACCAGTTAAGTGGACGTTGTCTAGTTATAAACCTAAACAGAAGAAGCAGAAGGCTTTGTACGTCCAATATCCTATTGAGAATTTACTTAGATTTGTCACTAAAACTCACACAAAAAGTGGCAAACATATCGAAATAATTGGGAAAAAGCGAATAATTGCTAAACGAAAGAGGATAGCTAATAATGCACTTATTCATGTGGATACACAACATGAGTACGGAAAACTCCGTCACCAAGATGTAATTCTGGATGATTTTACGAGAGACACATTAACGCGCATTTGCACTATTAGAAACCTTCAGAAGCCAGTCAATGTGAAACACTTAAAAGCAGGAAATAGTGGGTACGTCTTCTTTGAAAATGGGGATAAAAACCAAATGAAAATAGTGCGCGGAGTACAAGGAAACAATATTGTGAACGCGTTAAATTACATCCCAAAAGATTTGCATAAAATACAACATTTGAGTGACACATTCGAGATGAAACGTCTGGAAGAAACACTCGAAGCCAAACGAGCTAGTTGGTGTCAACCAACGGTTCCTGTTGATCACATGTGCAGCTTTGACTGGGATGACTCAACAAACATAGCATTTGGAAAAATGCTTACACAAGCATTCATGCCACAATTGGACGAACATTGTTCAAAGTGTGCAAAGAAAGCAGCTGAACGCACATGGGAAGAGATCTGTAAAGATTTCTCTTCATCTCAAATGATTCAAGCCATGAAACATGCTGAAACAGACAAACGGTGGGAATTTCCTTCAAAAATATTTCAGTTGGTGGAGCGAGGACTTCAACAACCAGATATGCCAATTGAAATATCTGAAGAGATAGCGAGAATTTGCTATGGTAATAATTGTGAACCGTTCAGAAACATACTAAAAGTACTCGCAGTACTTGACAAGCCTGATTTTACGGATGAATCAGCATGGAAGGAAGCTCATTTGAATTTACTTCAAATAGCACGCTACATGAAAAATCGCGAGATGAGAGTGAAAGGAGGAGATCTTAGCACATTTACAAATAAAGCACCACCAACATCTAAGAAATCATGGTACTTCGGAAATTACACTGAGAGTCGCGATTACACGCAACACTTAAACAATTTAAAGAGGGATGCACAAGCACTATATACAAATTGGTTTAAGCAAGTTCAATACACGAAAGATACACTACCAACTGAAAGAAAGCACATCAGAGGAGTTAGAAAGTTAAGTGCAAATTTACTATTTGTACCACACACATTGAACGAGGTTAGCAAAGCAGTGCAGGGGACAAGAGTGGAATTATTTGACATTGACAAAACATGTATTTCCATGAGAGACAATCAATTTGTGTACACATGCTGCTGTGTGACACACGATGATGGGAAACCATATTATTCACAAGTGAGATTCCCATATGCAACAATGTACACGGTAGGAAATTGCACAAATTTTCAGCTCCTAGATCTTCCAAAGGCATGGGATGGGCAACTAGTTGAGGCAAAGGAGGGCTATTGCTATATTCACATCTTTATAGCTATGTACTTATACATTCCATCACACTACACGCAGGGATATGTAAATTTAGTTAACACTAAAATAATACCAGCGCTGGGGCCATGGCCAACATTGAAACGAGTAGCTACTGCATGCTGTTTAATAACTTTATATTACCCAAGCGCAATGGAAGCTGAATTACCTGAAATTCTAGTTGATCATGAACATAAAACAATTCATGTAGTTGATAGCTTTGGTTCATCATCATTTGGATATCATGTACTAAAGGCCAACACGATACGCCAACTTTTGCCAATCATGTCTGATGAAATCAAAAGTGAATTAGCAGAATACAATGTTGGAGGCACGGATAAATTAAATGCAACAACCATCAAGCATCTTGTCAGGGCAACATTCAAGAAAGACAGTTTTAGACAACTAATGGAAACAAATCCTTACTTGATTCTAATTGGGGTTCTCTCACCTGTGGTTCTAAAACAATTATTTGAGAGCGGATCACTTCAACTTGCGATCAAGTATTTTATGGACACGAACATTGATTTATTCAACGCATGTTGCATTATGGAATCACTCGCACGGAAGCAGCGTAAATCAGACACAATCATGCATCAATTAAATACATTATATAATGTGTATCCGCAACTGATTGAAGTCTATCGTGACATGCACATTAACACACCTGAACAAGCAATTGCTCATAAATTAACACTAGATTCAATGCAGAGAATTGTAGAAATCAATAACGCAGATGTACATTTAGTGCATGGTGGATTTTGCACATTAAACGAAAACATGCGACGGAAAAAAGAAGAATTGTACATGGACATTATAAGTACTTCCTTTTTAGAGCTGAGTTTATTGGAAAAAGTGTGCTACACTACGCGTACTATAAATATTTGTGGACGTATAAGGGCATATTTCAGAGAAACCAAAGGTCTCGATTCAAAGCTTGCTTGGAAGAACTGCATTTCAAAACCTTTAATTATCATGCAGAATGGAGTAACACATTGTTGCGGCATGACAAAACAAGCATCACTACATGTAATGGACTCAATTCGTTCACGAGCAACACGAATAGCAATACGTGGCATTTCAATGCTGACACCGGACTTTGGGAAAATTCTAGGAGTGCTCTCTATAGTTAGCGTTTTGCTCACAATCTTCTATAAAACAAATAAAATTATAAAAAGGAAGCAATACGAAGCCTTACGTATTTGTAATGAAAAGAATGACTTAATATATGAGATGATTGTCACAACAATGCAAAAATTTGATAAAGAGACGGGCAATAATGATTATTCGGATCCTGAATTTACGAAATATCTAGCATGGCTCAAAAAGGAAAATCCAAACTTATATAAAAGTGCAAAACCATTACTATTAACACCGGTCACTCATCAAGCCAAACAGGAGCACAACGTAATGTTAGAGAAAATACTCGCAATATCAGTCTTATTCATGATGGTGTTTGATGCAAATAAGAGCGACAAACTGTATACAATACTCAACAAACTCCGAGGAGTGTTTTCAACACTAGGACAGGATGCAGTACATCATCAGAGCTTGGATGACATCATGGATGTAAAAGAAGAAAGAAGGAAAGTTGTTGAATTCGACAGACAAGAATTAGAGACTCCACACATGACGCATACAGCAACAACCTTTGAAAAATTTTGGGAAATTCAAATCACGCAAGGTAGAACATTGCCGCATTACCGAACAGTTGGAAAACTTGTGGAAATGACAAGAGAATCAGCGCTTGAAGTAGTCTCTTTGATATCAAGCAGCAATGAAGCAACAGAATTCATAATTCGAGGTGGGGTTGGAACAGGAAAATCAACATATTTACCCAGCTTGCTGTCAGAACGAGGAAAGATTTTAATAATTGAACCAACAAGACCATTAACTGAAAATGTTGCAGACCAAATTCGAGGAAAACCGCACTTCAAGAGTCCAACTGTTGCAATGCGTGGGCTAAATACATTTGGTTCTGATCCAATAACAATCATGACAAGTGGATATGCATTGCATTATTTCGCACATAATCGGCAATTATTAAGAGACTTCACTTTCATCATGATAGATGAATGCCATGTGCTTGATGCAAATGCAATGGCATTTTACGCTCTATGTAAGGACGCACGAGTGATAGCAAAAATTTTAAAAGTATCAGCTACACCACCCGGTCGTGAATGTGAATTTAAACCAATGCACCCGGTGAAGGTGATTGCAGCAGAACAGCTCTCCTTTGAAACATTCGTTCAAGCACAAGGAACTGGTTCAGCAAATGATATGGCATCAAAAGGTGAAAACATTCTTGTGTATGTGGCAAGTTACAACGAAGTGGACAGATTGTCACATCTCTTGCTTGAAAGGCAATATGCAGTAACAAAAGTGGATGGAAGAACAATGAAGTTAAGAAATGGTCCAATAGAAATGAAAGGCACAAGAGGCAAACCACATTTCATAATTGCAACAAATATAATTGAAAATGGAATAACTTTGGACATTGATTGTTTAGTTGACTTTGGAACTAAAGTTGTTGCAGATTTGGACATAGATGGCAGACGCATTTTGTATTGCAAAACATCAATATCTTATGGTGAAAGAATTCAACGAATGGGACGCGTTGGAAGGTTAAGACCTGGAATTGCATTGAGAGCAGGTGCAACAGCAAAAGGACTTCCTGAAATACCTGAAATGATAGCCACTGAAGCAGCGTTCATGTGTTTTCTTTATGATCTGCCCATTATGACAGGACAAGTCTCAATGAATGTACTATCAAAATGCACAAGAGAGCAAGCACAAACTATGGCCGCTTTTGAACTGTCAATTTTCTTCACATCGAATTTAGTTGCGTTTGATGGATCTATGCACCCAGCAGTGCACGGTTTAATAAATCAGTATAAACTTAGGGATTCAAAAATCACACTGAATAGATCAGCTTTGCCTTACAGATCAGCAATAAAATGGTTAACAGTACACGATTACGAATCGCTTTCGGGACCGATGGACATTGAGGATAAAACAATAAAAATTTGTTATCTTGTGAATGATATACCACAATCATTACATGTAAAACTATGGAAGAGCATATTGGACAACAAACACGATATCGAAACACGTAGAGTTGAAACATATGAAGCACAGAAAATCGTATATACACTTCAGACAAATAGCACATCATTACAACGGACAATTCTTGAAATTAAGTCACTTATATGCGAGGAGAAAAGAAAGCAAGAAATGTTTACAGCATACACTGCAAACTCAACAAATGGATTTATGATTAGCTTGGATGCTATCACACATTGTGTCAAGGCACGATACGCAAAGAGGTACGTAGAAGATAACATTAAAAAGCTAGAACAAGTTTTGACAAGTCTAGTTGAATTTGAAAACATAGCACATGACACATACACAACTGAGGTAGTACAAAATTATCCGTGGCTCACACTTGTACATCATGAAAGTAAAGACGAACTCATTAAGCAAGTTGGATTGAAAGCAAAATATGATAACACACTCATCGCAAAGGATGCACTTCTTGCCCTTGGCGTTCTGGGTGGTGGACTAGCAATGTTATATTCATCATACATGTTTGCGGTTGATAATGAAGTTCATTTTGAAGGGGATAGTAAACGCACGCGTCAAAAACTCAAATTTAGACAAGCACGTGATGTTAAAAATGCTTCAGAAGTGTATGCTGACGACGACGACACCATAAAGGAAAATTTCGGTGAAGCATACCTTAAGAGAGGAAGAAAGGGGCCAAAATACGAGAGGAAAATGGGATCTAAGCCAAGACAATTTGTGAATTTTTATGGGTTTGATCCAACACAATACGATACGGCACGCTTTATTGACCCAATTACAGGACATACAGTTGATATAAATCCAAATGAGCGCATTAAGGAGCACGAAATACGAGATGCATTTTATGATGCTCGGGAACGGCGAGACGAATTTGGAACGTTGAAGCCTGGGGAGGGATTCCACGCAAAGGAAGTTGAGGCATACTTCATCAACAGTGCTACAAAACGTGCTTTGAAAGTGGATTTAACGCCGCATAATCCACTACAGGTTGGATATCGAACTAATAATGTTGCAGGACACACAATACACGAATTTGAATTAAGGCAAACAGGCCCTGCACAACCTATTCAGATTGAACAAGTTCCACTAGCAAACAATACACTCGTTAGCGTTTCGCATGAAAGCAAGTCAACGATGCAAGGATTGCGTGACTACACAGGAATTTCAAACATCATATGCTACCTCGATTACCAGTATGGAGACGATCGTTCAAGGAAAATTCATGGATTCTGCTATGGGACATATATCATTACAAATGCGCATCTCATTCCACAACACGGAGGAAAATTATTAGTGCATACAAAACATGGAAAATTCACCATCCAATCGTTACAGAAAATTGGAATTTTTGAAGTTGTGGGATCGGATATAATTATCATGAAGATGCCAAAAGACATGCCACCAAGTTCTAGCAAAATAACAATTAGAGCACCAATTAATGGAGAGAAAATCGTCATGGTTGGCACTTTAGATCAAGGAACTAATCCCAGAGTTATGGTTTCGGATAGTAGCTCAACATACAACAAAGCAAACACAACATTTTGGAAACACTGGATAACTACAAAGCATGGTTTATGTGGCTTACCAATGGTTTCAATATCTGATTTATCAATCGTTGGCATACACAGTCTCGGAGCTAACAACATTAATGAAAATTATTTCACGGCTTTTTCAGATGATTTTGTACCAAGATATTTACAGAGTGGGCATGAGCTTGAATGGAATAAACGATGGAGCTACAACCCTGAAAATGTAAATTGGGGATCGATGTACATAGCTGAATGTGCGCCAAAGGGACTATTCAATGCAACAAAACAAGTGATGGATGTATTCAACGAAGTAACACATCAGAGTGTGGATGATACATGGCTCACGAAACACATAGGCAAGAATTTAATGCTCGTTGGCAAGTGCCCAGGAAATTTAATTACAAAGCATGTAGTGAAGGGCAAAGCAGCAACATTTTCACTATATCTGGAAGTTGAACCTCAAGCTCGAGCATTCTTTGATCCATATCTTGAACATTACTTGCCAAGCAAGTTAAATAAAGAAGCATTTGTGAAAGACTTCTCAAAATATGATGAACCAACTGAAACTGGCGTCGTTAATATAGAAAAATTCGAGCAAGCAGTATTGAATGTCAAACAAATTCTTGACGATATTAAATTTGAAAAATGTGGATTCATAACTGACGCAGAACCAATATTTAATTCACTAAACATGAAAGCTGCAACTGGTGCTCTGTATGGTGGAAAGAAAAGTGAATTCTTTAAGGAGTATACAGACGATGATAAACAGGAAATACTAAAACAAAGCTATGAACGATTGTACACTGGACAACTCGGAGTCTGGAATGGAACATTAAAAGCTGAATTAAGACCAAAGGAAAAGGTTGAATTGAATAAAACCAGAGTATTCACAGCAGCACCATTGGACACATTGCTAGCTGGTAAGGGCTGTGTGGATGATTTCAATAATCAAATGTATGATAAAAATCTGGAAGGCCCTTGGACAGTGGGTATAACAAAATTTTATGGACAATGGGACAAATTTCTTAGAAAGCTGCCAGATGGGTGGATTTATTGTGATGCTGATGGATCTCAATTTGATAGCTCGTTAACACCATATTTAATAAATGCAGTTTTGAACTTACGTTTAAACTACATGGAGGATTGGGAAATCGGAAAAGTTTGCTTGAGGAACTTATATACTGAAATAGTTTATACACCCATAGCAACACCAGATGGATCAGTCATCAAGAAAAATCGAGGAAATAACAGCGGGCAACCTTCGACAGTTGTGGACAACACTTTAATGGTTGTAATAGCAGTTCAATATGCACTCGAAATGAACAATATCAACTTCAAAGATCAGAATGATATTATTAAATACTTTGCGAATGGTGATGACTTACTGATAGCACTGGAACCACAGTATGAATATTTACTAGAAAACTTCGCAAGTAATTTTCGCGAACTAGGTCTTAAATACACATTCGACAGCAAACACAAAAAGAGAGAGGATTTGTGGTTCATGTCACATCAGGGCGTGCTCATTAACAACACGTACATACCTAAACTCGAGCGAAGTCGAATATGCGCCATACTAGAATGGGATCGAAGTCACACACCTGAATTCCAGCTAGATGCAATCAATGCCGCAATGATAGAAGCGTGGGGTGACGATGAATTGCTATATCAAATACGCTTGTACTACAAATGGCTATTGGATCAAGAACCGTACAAAACGCTGGCAAATGAAGGGAAAGCACCATACTTAGCTGAAACGGCACTGAGAAAGTTGTATACGGATGAAGATGCTTCGGAAGAAATTATTCAATTATACCATAATGCTGAATACTGTCTACCAGAATTTGAAACTAAATTATTAGTGCATCATGAGGCTGAGGACAAGCCTAGCTCATCAACACCTACGCCAACACCAACACCTACGCCAACACCAACACCTACGCCAACACCAACTCCTACGCCAACACCAACACCTGCGCCAACACCAAGTTCAACACCAGCACCACAGCAACAACTCAATGCTCAAGCTGAAAGAGAATTGAAAGAAAAACAAGACAATGATGCAGTGAAAGAGGCAAATGAAGAGAAACGACAACAGCTTGTGCGTTCGAGAAACAATGCAAATAAACAACAACAGTTGGTCAAACAGAGTGGCGATGATGCTGATTTAGAAGTGAAGCCAACCCAAGGAAAGTTCACTATACCAAGAATGAATAGTATAACTACACAAATTCGTGGGCCAAGAGTGAAAGGGAAAAGTATCATGAATGTGGAACATCTCCTTGAATATAAACCAGAGCAGCGCGACATCATTAATACACTAGCAACTCATGAACAACTAGATGCTTGGTTCAGCGGAGTGATGAAAGAATATGATAAATCCGAGGAAGAAATGCAGATATTGATGAATGGTTTTATGGTGTGGGCAATAGAAAATTCAACTTCCCCGGATATAAATGGTATGTGGACAATGATGGATGGTGACGAACAGATCAAATTTCCTTTGGAACCAATCATTCGCCATGCACAGCCAACATTACGCCAAATAATGGGCCATTTTAGTGACATGGCAGTGGCTTACATAACTTTAAGAAATCAAAAGGAAAAATATATGCCAAAATATGGACTTAAGCGAAACTTAACAGACTATACCTTGGCACCATGTGCTTTTGACTTCTTTGTACCTTCTTCTTCCACACCAGCGCGTGTGAGAGAAGTTGCAATGCAAATGAAGGCGGCAGCTATTGGCGACAAGACAAATAAGATACTAGGACTCGATGGAAACATTGGAGGAAGCAACGAAAACACAGAGCGACACACAACAACTGACGTTTCCACCGGGATGCATTCGCTTCGTGGAGCGAATATAATGTGAAATAACATTCTGCAGGCCTATCAACATAAAAACAAGTATCTTGCCTATCAAGACCTATGTGTGGTTTTACCACGACTAGACTTGAACGGACCACAACTCTCCATTAGTGAGCGACC